CGCAGCTCTAGGTGATGAAGATGCTCGTCAATACCTACGCGCAGCAGATGACACAACAGATAACGCAGGTCTAGTACCAACACGCCAACTATCTGAAATCATCAACCCACTATCAACAACAATCCGTCCTTCAATCGATGCAATCTCTCGCGGAGTATTGCCAGATGCAGGTATGACTTTCGAGATTCCAAAAATCACAGCAGCTCCAACAGTTGCAGATACAGCAGAAGGTGCAGCATTTTCTGATACAGATCAGACATCAGCATTCTTGTCAGTATCAGTTAAGAAGTACGCTGGACAGCAGACATTCTCTGTTGAATTGCTAGATCGTACATCTCCAGCATTCTTTGATGAGCTAGTTCGCAACATGGCAGCAGCTTACGCAAAGGCTACTAACGCAGCAGTAAATGCTGCTCTTATTGCAGGCGCAACAGCAGATGCAACAACAACAGTCACATACCCAACAGCTTCAGAGTTGCTAGGTATTGTCGCTCGCGGTTCAGCTTCTGTTTATGGCGCAACAGCAGGACTTCCTAACCCATTCGCTCGCAACATGGTTGTATCAACAGGACAATGGTCAAACATCATGTCTCTTAACGATGCAGGTCGTCCAATCTACACAGCATCACAGCCAATGAACGCAGGCGGTGTAGTAACACCAACATCACTAACAGGAAATGTCGCAGGATTAAACCTCTATGTTGATCCAACAAACGCAGGCGATGGCGATGGAACAATTCTTGTTGTGAATCCAGATGCATACACATGGTACGAGAGCCCTACCTACCGCTTGCGCGCCGAATCAACAGCCGCAGGACAGGTGACTATCGGTTACTACGGCTTTGGCGCAATCGCGACTAAGGTCGGAGCAGGCGCATTCAAGAATAACAAGGCGTAAGCCACACTAAGTCGCTCTGAGGGGTAGTAGCCCTCTACCCCTCAGAGTCTTTAGAAAGGACAAGGAATGGCACTCACAACAGTCGCAGAACTCCGCAGCACTCTCGGAGTCGGTACTTTGTATCCAGATGCCACCTTGCAAGAAGTGTGTGACGCTACAGATGCAGTCCTACTTCCAATGCTATGGGCAGATGTTAATTTTAATGTTGCACACAGCAACACGACCACAGTAGGCACTCTTTATTTTGATATACCTGTTAAAGATATTTATTATGTCGGTGAAACAGTAGTTGTAACTAATAACAAAGCTCACCTAAACGGATCTAAGACAATTACAGAAGTTGGCGATTATTCAATTTCTTACGCAATAACAGGAACACCAACGGCTGAACCACGCCATAATGTTAATCCGTATGGAACAGTTACAACAAGTGCATCAACCGATTGGACTGCTGATATGGCAATCCAGCAAGCAGCTTTAATGATATCTGTAGAAATCTGGCAAGCTCGTACTGCTACCCTTTCAGGCAGTAACCTTGTCGATTTCCAGCCAAGCCCTTATCGGATGTCAGCTCAGCTGCTCGCTAAGGTGCGAGGATTGATAGCACACGCACTAGACCCACGCTCAATGGTCGGATAATGCCTCCAGTTGCCATTACAACACTTAGAACCACTTTAGCGACTGCCCTAGTCAATAACGCTAAGTGGCAAACCTTTGCTTTCCCGCCTGCAACAGTTTTAGCAAACTCTGTAATTGTCAGTCCAGATGATCCGTATCTAACACCTAACAACAACAGCCAGATTTCTATCAGCCCTATGGCTAACTTTAAAATTGTAATGACAGTGCCACTCTTTGATAATGAGGGCAACCTTAACGGCATTGAGGATACAGTAGTTAGTGTGTTCGCACTCCTTGCTGCATCATCTTTGGTCTATAATGTAAGCGCAATCAGTGCGCCTAGTGTTCTCAATGCTGCTTCGGGAGACCTTCTCAGCTGCGAGATGTCCGTATCAATCCTAACGAGTTGGAGTTAAACATGTCCGATTGGGAAAAAGAAAACGCAGCCTTTCTCGAAAAAATCGGGCAAGTTGCGCCACAAGCACCAGCACCAAAGCCAGTAACTAAGAAGGAAGAGGAATAATCACATGGCAGTTTATTTAGCAAATACTGGAGTTCTAACTGTTAATGCGGTAGATCTCTCAACATTGGTTACATCAGTAACTATCAACCGCGCTTTTGACGAACTTGAGGTCACAGCTCTTGGCGATTCTGGTCATCGTTTTGTAAAAGGCCTAGAAGCCTCAAGCATTTCAATCGACTTTATCAATGATGCAGCAACAGCTAAGACTCTACAGACACTCCAGACAAACTGGGGCTCAAATGTAACAGTCACATTCAAGCAGACATCTGCAGCAGTAGCAGCAGATAATCCACTTTACACAATGACTTGCTTAATCAATAACATCACACCTGTAAATGGTGCAGTTGCTGATCTATCAACTCAGTCTGTAACTTGGAATGTATCAGGTACAATCGCAGTAACAACTTCGTAAGAAATAACAAAGGGGCTAACCAATGGCAAGACTAAAGATAGTTCGTACAGATGGAAGTATGCTAGAAGGCGAAATAACTCCAGCAGTGGAGTATTCGTTCGAGCAGTATGCTAAAAAGGGTTTCCACAAGGCTTTCCGCGATGAGGAAAAGCAGAGCGATGTCTATTGGCTTGCATGGGAAGTCACACGCAGATCAGGTGAATCTGTTAAGCCTTTCGGGATTGAGTTTATCGAAACACTTAAGAGTGTTGAGGTTCTAGACTCAGACCCTTTAGCTTAAAGCGCGATTTACCATTCACCTACTTAATAGCTCGCTTGAGCATTAGGTTGGGAATCGCGCCACAGCAGTTATTGGATTTAGATAAGACCATGCTAGATGCTCTGGTACAAGGTCTAAAGGATGAAACGAAAGAGGTGAGCGATGCCAACAGAGGTAGTAGGCGCAGTCGCTCTTAAAAAAGCCTTAAACAAATACGCTCCAGACCTTGCTAAGGAATTGACAAAGGAATTAGGAGCAATCCTAAAACCTATAGTTAATGAAGCTCGCTCTTATGTGCCACTTGCTTCACCTATGAGTGGCTGGAGTGAGACTCAGAACCCCAGAGGGAAGTTCCCTAAGTATAATGCCTTAGAAATCCGTAAAGGTATTTTGTATAAAACGACACCTTCTAAACCTAACCGCGCTGGCTTTGTTAATAACATTCGCATTCAGAATAAGTCTATGATTGGCGCAATCTATGAGACTGCTGGTCGTAAGAATGGTCAAGGTCAAGATTGGGTAGGCCCTCGCGCAGGTGGAGCGTCTAAGGGTGTGTCTCGATCTAATAACCCTTATGCAGGTAATCAGTTTATCTCTAATCTTGGTCAGCTTTATGGGCCAGTGCGTAAAGGTGACCATCGAATGATGGGTCGCTTAATCTTTAGAGCATGGGCTAAAACTCAGGGCAAAGCCAATGCTTCTGTGTTTAAGGCTATTGAAAACACCACAACAAAGTTCAATCGTAGAACAGCAATGGTAGATGTTAGGAGAGCAGCATGAGCAATGTAGCCATTAATATCGCCGCTGAGTTTAAGGGCAAAAAGGCATTTAACGAAGCAGCAACTGCAACAGATAAACTTACAAAAAATGTTAAAGGTCTTGCCAAAGGTTTGCTTGCAGTTTATAGCGCACAAAAGATTCTTTCTTTTGCTAAATCTTCTGTTAAGGCTTTTGCGGAAGATGACAAGGCAGCAACAGCATTAGGCACAACTCTTAAAAATCTTGGACTTGCATACGGCTCAAACATTGGCACAGTCAATGGCTTTATCTCTCGCCTTGAAATGCAGACAGGAGTTCTTGATGATGAACTTCGTCCTGCTATGGATCGCTTGCTTCGTGCTACGGGCAATGTAACTCAATCTCAAGAATTGCTAGGACTTGCTTTAGACATTTCAGCGGGAACTGGTAAAAGCCTTACTCAGGTTTCACAGAGCTTGCAGAAGGCCTATCTTGGTCAGACTCAGGCACTAGGCCGTTTAGGTGTAGGACTTACTAAGGCAGAACTTTCTAGCTCATCCTTCGAGGAAATACAGGCTCGCCTAGCAACACTCTTTGCAGGTCAGGCAACAGCAGCAGCAGACACCTATGCAGGTTCGCTTGCTAAATTAACTGTTGCAGGTAACAACGCTAAAGAAACTATTGGCGAGGGTCTAGTCGATGCTATAAAGACTGCCTCTGGCTCTTCTACCATAGATCCGCTTATTAATGGCATTAACAGGATTGCAGAGTCGATTGCTGGTTTAGCCCGCGAAACTGGCGAGTTCATTGCCATCACTAAATCACTTTTTGACCCTAAAAACTTTTTTACCTATAAAAACCCTATTGGTGGTTTCAAGGGTATGGGGAACATCTCTTTAAGTAAGTCCTCACAAGATACACAGAAGGCAGATGCGATTGCTAAGAAGAACGCTATGGCAATCACAAAACTTACTAAAGAGCAAGCTGCTAATCAGAAGAAGATTCTAAAAGATAAGCAACTTCAGAACGCAATCGATAAGGCTAACCTTGCTCTTAATAAGGGTGGCGAAGTCTTTGACATGGATAAAATCCAGATTGCAGCAGCTCTTACATCTCAGGCTGAGCAACTAGGCAAAGCAACTAGTGCAGCGCAGGTTTTGCAGATTGCTAACGACACAGCCCGCCTTAATGTCAAAAGTTCTATTCTTGCTCTAGAAGATGCTATTGCTTCTAAGGATGAAGCATCCATTCTTGCAGCAACTAAGAAGCTCAATGCTGATCTTGGTATTCTAAATGCTTTGACTGGTCAGAATACTCAGATGAAGGCTATCGAAACAATCCTTAATGGATTAAAGCCTCAAGACTTAATTGATCAGGCCAACTTAGATGAAGCCTTGCGCAAGATTAAAGAAATGCTTGCACTGCTTGCGCAAATTAAAACACCAACACCTACTACACCAACACCTCCTTCACCTACAATCACGCCTAGAGACTTATCAACACCTGCAGCAGTAGCAGCAATAACTGCAAAATTACCCGCTAGCGTAACTGCTGCCGATTTCTTTAGTTCTTTAACTACAGAAGAAAAAGGACAACTAGGCGGATATGAGCCTTTTATAGGAGCAAAAATCCCTACTGCTCCAACAATGGATTTTGGGCCATCAGGAGTAGGATTTGGCAATAACGGGTCAGGCAGACAAGTACCCGTGGGAGTGGATATAACTATCAATACTGGTGTGGGAGACCCTAACGCTATTGCAGAAGCTCTTGACCAGTATTTACAGGGCGCTGTAGATCGTGGAACTCTAAGGGTTCGCTAATGACTTGGCTTCCAGAATGGCGTGTGACAGTAGGTGATGATGTTTATACAACTGTCACCTCTGTTTCCTATGCCACTGGTCGGCTAGACATTGACCGCCAATGCACAGCAGGTTACTGCCGAGTAGAAATCATC